GGTTTTTGGGATTATTGCACCTACATTTAACATGCTTGACCGTACCACCTGGAAAGAATTCCGTCACGCCATGCGCCCGCTTATCCTCAAAGAAAACGAAACCAAGAAAATCATAATCCTGAAAAATGGCAGGGAAGTGTATGGTTTTTCGGCGGAGGACGCGGATAAAATCCGGAATGTTACGATGTGCGGGTTTTGGGTGGATGAAGCCAGGGGGTGCAAAAACTTCGCCGCGCTTTGGGATATTCTTCTGGGGCGCGTGTTATCTACCGGGGGGAAGGGTTTCATTACTACCAGCCCCAATAGTTTTGACGATATTCATGACATATTCATTGTCCAAAAAAAGAAAGACTACCATACTATAAGAGCAACGACTTACGAAAATGATTATCTGAATAAACTCGCCATTGATGAGCTGGCGGCTAAGTATGACGAGAAATACATGCAGCAGGAGCTGCTGGGCCAATTCGTTATATTTGAGGGTGCGGTTTATTATACATTTAATCGTCAACACAACGCAGGGGATCTGGCATTTAAGCTGGCGCAATATAATTTTAATATTCCCATTTGGCTTGCATGTGACTTCAATGTTGACCCGATGGCCTGGGTTATTATGCAGTGGGGGATTAACGCGGATACAAAATTAAAAGAGGTTTATGTGATAGATGAAATATATATGAAAAACAGCAACACTATTGACGCTTGCGCGGAGTTTAAATCCCGATTTCCCAATCACTGCGCGGGGGTTAAGTTATACGGAGACGCTACTGGCAGAGCAAGACATACCGATAGCAATATAACTAATTGGAAAATTATAGAGAGTGAACTATCCGTCTATAATATTTCATCGCATATACCGACAAAGAATCCCGCGGAGCGCGACAGGATAAACGCAGTCAATGGGCTTATCTGCAACAGTAAGAATCAAAGGCGGGTATTCGTCAATCCCCAAAAGTGCAAAAACTTAATCAGGGATTTTGAGCAGGTTTCTTTTAAGGAAGGCTCGACGCAGATTGATAAGACGAAAGATTGGTCGCTGACTCATCCGTCAGACGCTTTCGGCTACATGTGCGACGTTGAATTCGGGCTTAATAAGGGAAAAATTGAAGGGCTAAAAATATGAGCACGATAAAAAATCTGGTAGAAGCGCCACATAAAATTTTCGCCGCTTATCATGACTATTGGGAGTTTTTGCTTTCGAGTTACGAGGGTGGCGTGGATTATTGCAACGCATTTATTTCTGGCTCAGGCGCGGCAAGCGGAGGGCTATTAAATTATGTAACACGGATATTCGCGGGAAGTGCGGAGCTAAAATCTATCAAATCGGGTAATCTTTTTATGCACCCCAAAGAGCGTGATGTCGATTATCGCGACCGCTTGAGGATGTCCTATTACTATAATTTCTGCGACCCGATTATAGATATATATACTAACCATTTGTTTAAACAACCGATTAGCACCGACTTCGGTAATATCTCCGACGAAGTCGAGGAACGCTCCGAGAACATCGACAACAAACAAGGCTCAATCGGAGAATTCCGCAAAGAGATAGCGGACATGTCACAGGTTTATGGACACGTATTTGTGATAATTGATTCCCCGAAATTTAATGGTGAAGTAAAGACTAAAGCTGATATTATCAACAATAATCTATTCCCCTATTTTACTTTGCACCATCCGCAGAATATAATCAATTGGGCGCTGGATGAATTCGGTTTTCCTCATTGGGTATTAGTGCGCGAATATGTAGACACAAATATTGACCCATTTAATTTTGACAGAAATAATCTGCCTAATATTAAATACCGGTTATGGACGCGGCAAGAATGGATTTTATATAATGAGAAATATGAAGAGATTGAACGAGATAATCATCAGGCAGGGATAGTGCCGATAGTTTGCGTATTTAATAAACAGTCCAAGAAAATACGCAACTTTTTAGGTATCTCGGCAATCGCGGATATCGCTTTTATCACGCGCGATATATATAATTCTTGTTCTGAATTAAAGCAGATATTGCGCGACCAGACATTCGCGTTTCTGGCACTGCAAGGAAATGCGAGCGAATACGATGAGCTATCCGTCGGGACGTCTAAAGGACTGCTTTATCCCCAAGATAGAAATGCCCCTCAATATATATCACCGCCATCAGTTAACGCGGAAATATATTTCAATCATATAGACCGGCAAGTGTCAAAATGTTTTCAGTTAGCTAAACTTGAGGGTGGCTCCGTTCAGGCACCAGAAGGACAATCCGCTATTCAACAATCCGGCGTGTCGAAAGCCTGGGATTTTAACCAAACTAATTCCACGCTTTCAAAGAAGGCGGGGAACTTAGAGGATGGTGAAATAAAATTATGGCAGATCTTTGCTAAGTGGCTCGGTAAAGACTTTGACGGTTCGGTAGAATACCCCAATGAGTTTTCGGTAACATCTGTAAATGAGGATTTAGACGAGGCAGAGAAAACAATGCGGCTGAATATGGGTGTGGAATTTAATAAAGAAATCAAGAGGACAATCATACAAAAGAAATTCCCACGGATGAATCAGGAAGATATAGACACGATGATAGGGGGAATGGAAGAGCATGAAGATATGATGGGCAAAGGCGAGAGCGGCCGCCTTGCGGATAGGATCCCGTCTTTAATAAAAATGGCCGCGGAAAGAGACGCCAAACTCACGGCGGCAAAATAGGGAGGGTAGTATGCCTGATAAAACTTTCACACAAGCGGAAGTAGATTCGTTGATAGCGGATAAAACCAAAGATACATTGACGCAGGATAAAGTAGACGCGATAGTGCAAGATAGGCTCGCGCGCGAAAAAGCTAAATTCGCCGATTATGATGATTTGAGGAAATTCAAAACCGAGCATGAAAAACAGCTCGATACCGCGAAAACGAAAGAACTTGAAGCGCAAAAGGAATACGAGAAATTAAAAGAGGGTTGGACAAAAAAAGAGCAGGAATTTCAAGGCGTGATATCTAAGAAAGATTCTGAGATAACCGACATGAAAGTCGGGAGCTCTTTGATGACGGAAATCGTAAAGCAGAACGCCTATGCGGAAGAGGTGATGTCCTTAATAAAATCTCAGGCGGTTTTCAATCCACAGGACGGGAGCATTAGAATTAAAAGCAAAGATGCTAACGGGATGGAAATTTTAAACTCTGTAGAAGAGGGAATCAAACAATTTTTGACACAAAGACCCCACTTGGTAAAAGCAACGAAGCCAGGTGGCGGGGGAACCCCTTCTGGGGGGCCAGGCGGGGGAGCAGGAGCGAGTGACCTGAATACGCTCAACGCGGAACTCCAATCGGCAATGATTTCAGGGGACAGAAAAAAGGTTGATGAAACTAAATTAAAAATCAGCGCGATACAAGGCGCTAAAAGAGTAACACTTTAAAAAGGAGAAATTCATATGCCAGATACAACGACTACTACGCTAACGGAGGCGATTCCGACAATAGTCGCGTCGGCCCTGTTAGAGTTGGATGAAGGGAACATAGTCCAACCTTTGGTTACTGATGTTCCGTTCCCAGGGGCAGGGGTAATTCATCAAACCCCATTTATACGGAGGCTAACCGCTGAGGCCGATGATTCATTGGCCTCTCAGGCAATGGACGCAGGGACGAGCGATGAAACTTCACCAAGCTCAGCTACCGTCGGAGTGCATGCTTCGTATATCCAGCTTAAGGATATTGCGGCATTAGGCACAATCGACGATATGGCAGCAGTCGCGGGTCAACTTATCGGGCAGAGTTTGGTTGTGAGAAAAGACCTCGATTTGGTTACATTGTTTACTTCGTTCACCACTAATCAAGGGGCAACCACAACCACTTTGAGTATAGCGCCTGCTGACCTTTACGACGCGTACGGTTCGCTGAGGTTATATCACGCGGCATTACCCTATCATTTGGTTTTGAATCCTCAGCAGATATGGTCAAGCCACGGGCTGATCGCGTTATTCGATAATTCTGCTGACGCTATTCAGTCCAGGGGTTTGGGCACAGTTGGCGAGGATTTCGCGCGATTTGGGTTTGCAGGTATGGCTATGGGATTTAATCTCTGGTCAGACGCGAATATCGTTTACAATACAGCCAACGGTTCCGGCACGGCTT